TGGCCATCATGGAGTACTCGGTGCTCGTCGACGACGACCAGCGCAGCCGCTTCTACCTGGGGCGCGAGTACTACTACTACGGCCGCTACGAGCAGGCGCTGCAGCTGCTCGACCTCTACCTTGACCACGCCGCCTGGTTGCCCGAGATAGCCCAGGCGCGGCTCTACGCTGCGCTGTGCTATCAGGCAACCGACCGTCGCTACGAGGCGCGCAAGAGCTGTCTGGAAGCGGTGCTGATCAACCCCGACCACAAAGAGGCGTTGGCTCTCATGGCGAAGCTGTTCGATGAGCCGCAGGGGAGCAAGTGGGCTGCGATCGCAGACAGGGCGACCGACCGGGGCATCCTGTTCTAGTCGGGTCCCAGCAGGTGCAGAAGCCGCACGCGCATCGTCTGCGCGGCTGCAAGGGCGTCGCGGAAGACCGCGTCGGCATCAGTTGCGGCGAGCAGGTCCTCGGCAGAGCCGATGCCGTCTATGGCGTCGGCGACCGACTGCCCCATCAGCACGCGACCAAGAACGCGCTCCTTTTGCTCGGCGGTCATAGCTCCATTTTACCACTTTTGCGAGCCTGTGAACGCCTTGTCTGTGACGGTGGCCTGGTAGTCAGGCAGCGGCCTTCAGCTTCCGGTACGCCTTTGTGCCGCTGACGATGGCCACCAGCAGCGCGGCGATCCCGACGTAGCAGGCGACGTGCGTCACGGCCGTCCAGATGTTGGTCGGCGGCACGTAGGCCACCTTCATCATGAAGCTGTCAGCAGCGTTGGGGTCGCTCTGCGATGGCATGAGGGCGCCGGCCACAAAGAACGTCACGATGCTGGCGAACATCAGTACCAGCGACGAGTAGAAGATCATCCGCACTTGCTCGAAGTCCATGGCCCCTCCCGTTTGTGCTGTTCGTTGCGTTTGATGCTCTTCGTATCGGCTGCCTGCCCCCCAGACTTTAGCTTCAGGCTCTCTGCGCGCGCTTAGGGCTCCTCAGGGGCAGAAGGTGCCTTCTGCCAACCTGCTGACGTGGCCGATGCAAACTGCTCGCCAGGAACGGCAGCCGCCGGAGCGCCCAGTGCGACTCCGGCTTTGCCGTCGGCCAAACCTGATCATCCCGGTGAGGCTATGGCCTCACCGGCACCTCAGGGTTGCGATCTTGGGGTCATTGCTCCCAGCGGTCCCGGGACGCCGGGACTCGCTGGGATACCGCATGCTCACGAGCTCCATCTCTCCCGTCTGAGTTTCACGGAGCGCATCGCGCTCAAGGTCGCCGCGGTGTTCGGGTCGGTGCCGATGTTCGTCGGCTGCGCACTCTGGCTCTCGCTGGCCTTTATCATCCCCGGCCTGCGCAGCCTGGTCTTCTTCGTCTCGTCTGCGGTGATCCAGCTGCTCGCGCTGCCGCTCCTCGGCGTCGCCAGCAACTTGCTCTCCAAGCAGTCCGAGGCTCGCGCCGACGCCGACTACCAGGTCAACCTCCAGGCCTACCGAGACACTGAGGCCATCCTTGCGGCGATCGCCGAGCTGCAGCGCCGGCTGCCTGTGGGCGTGCAGTCGTGAGCATCTACGGCGGCGGCTCCCCCGAGTTCTTCGATCCCGCATTCGGGGCCGACTTCCCCGCCGATGACGAGGCTTACGCCGGCGCTCGTCTCTACGCCGAGCCGCGCTGCGAGCTTGGCGATCGTTGTCTGACGCTGCCCCTCGAGACCGTTTTGCCGGAGTCCGTGCTCGTCGGTGACTTCTCGACCGGCACTATCCTGCCTGACGAGCTGGACAGGCCATGAGCTGGCTTGACCACGTGCGCCATCCCTTCGCACTGGCAGAGGCCCGACCAAAGGCTGACCTGCAAGAGGCAGGCGACAGTGGTATGGGCTACTGGGGTTACACGAGCCCCGGCACCTCGCGCCGCATTCGCGACCTCGAGTACCTCCACGACCTCCAGGGCATGCGCGCCTATCCCATCTACGATCGCATGCGGCTCTCTGATCCCAAGGTCGCCGGCCTGCGCTACGCCACCGACCTACCGCTGCTGAAGGCCGATGTGCGTATTGAGTCGGCCGACCCCAAGGACAAGCACTGCAACGACGTCAAGGAAGCCGTCGAGCAGGCGCTTTTCGACAAGATGGCAAACTCGTGGCGCTCGACGCTGCAAGAGATCCTGCTTTACCGCGACTACGGCTTCGCGCCCTTCGAGATCATCTGGAACACCGACGAGGGCAAGGTCGGTATCGATCGCCTCGCCTTTCGTCCGCCCGGCACCATCTGGTGGATCTGGGGCAGCAACGGTCGCATCGACAAGGTCGAGCAGTCGGTCTTCGGTCACTGGCTCACCATCCCCGGCGAGAAGCTCATGTGGTTCGTCAACCGGCGCGAGGGCGAGAACTGGCGCGGGCGCTCCATTCTGCGGCCCATGCACAAGCCGTGGTATCAGAAAGAGCGCCTCGAGACTCTGCTGCTGATCCTCATCGAGCGCATGGGCGGCGTGCCCGTCTTCAAAGAGGGCAACTCTGTCGCCGCCGACAAGAAGCTGCAAGCCAAGATCGACCGCATCATCGCGCAGTTCCGCATGGGCGAGTCGATGGGCCTGCGCCTGCCGCCCGACGTCGAGTTCGATCTGCTACCCAGCCAGGCTAAGACCTCGGACATTGTGCGGGCCATCGAGTACTACGACACGCAGATGAGCAACGTGTTGCTGGCTCAGGTGCTCGACCTGGGCAAGACCGCCACCGGCTCACGTGCTCTGGGCATGACGATGGGCGACATGCTCGAGGAGGCCTGCGAGGCCGAGGCCAATCAGGTTGAAGACACCTTCAACTCCCGTGAAGGTCTCATCTGGCAGTTCGTCGCCTACAACTTCCCTGAAGACACCGCCGAGATCATGCCCAAGCTCAAGTTCGGGCGTCTCGGCAAGGTCGACGTACAGGTCTTCGGCACCGGCCTCAACTACCTCGCCCAGGCTGGTCTCGCTTTCGACGATCCCATAACCGTCGAGGAGATCCGCAAGCTCCTCGGTCTGCCTCAGCTCAATCCCGATGCCATCGACGACCAGGATTCCTACATCGAGGCCGAGCGCGCCAAGCTGCAGGGCCGCGTCGGTGCCGCCCACAACCCGCCCCCTGAGCCGAGTATCGACCCCGTCACTGGCCAGCCCACCGTGCCGGCGCCGGCCGCGCCCAACATCGCCAAGCAGACCGCCGCAGCAGTAGCTGGCGTCTCTCCTGAGTTCAAGGCTGACATCTCCAAGCCGGCCAGCCCGATCGCCGCGCCTATGCTGCCCGGCCAGCGTGGCCAGTTCAAGGGCGCTGAGGGCGGCTACTGGCGCGAGCCCACGCCCCTTGAGAACTTCTGCGACCTCGCCGAGATCGGCGCCACCCTGGACGGCACCAAAGACGCTATCAAGGCCGCCACCGCGACCACGCGCGAGGCACAGGCCACAGAGCTCGCCAAGCGTGCTCGTGCTGCTGCTGCTAAGGGCCGCGCCGCGGGCTTTGTCGCCTCGAGGCCGCCGATGGTAGACGCGCTGACCAAGCAGATCGCCACTGTGTTGACGGCGCACTACCAGGCCGGTCGCGCACAGGTTGCCAGCGAGCTCGATCGCCAGCGCCGCGGTGAGCCTGTCGGTGCCGAGATCACCGACGCCCGCCATGGTGAGGCGCCGACGCAACTCGCCGAGCCGACTGAGATCCCGACCGCTGTCGCCGCCCGCATCGCCCAGGAAGCCGAGATTGCGGCGCGCAAGATCGCCGCGCAGGCGCAGGCCGCTGCCGCACAGCAGGCCATGCGCGACGCCGCCACGCCGCTGGCAGACGAACTCTTCGAGGAAGGCATCATGCGCGAGTCTGACGCTGCAGCCCTGCGCTGTGGTGGCCAGGTCACGCGCCTCATGAACGACGGCCGCGCCGACGAGGCGCAGGCACAGTCGTCCGAAATCGCGGACGGCGTCTACTCAGCGTTGCTCGACCAGGCCACCTGCGACACCTGCGAGGGCCAGGACGGCGACTCGACGACCGACCTCGACGAGGCCGCTTCGTGGACTCCCAATCCCGACTGCGAGGGCGGCGACCGCTGCCGTTGTCTCGTGATCTACGAAATCGCCCAGCCCGGCGATACGCAAGGAGACTCGTGATGCTGACTGCCCTGCCGCTCTACCGTCTGCACCTCGCCGACACGACCTTCAAGGCTGGCGATGTCATCCCCGCGATGGTGTTCCCCATTGGCGACTGGCACAGCGCCAAGTATCCCGATCTGCCGCTCACCGAGGAGCTAGCCGAGGAGATCATCGCCAACTTCGAGGCCGGCGTGCTGGGCCGCGAGCCCGTGGTCGACACCTCGGGCAAGCACGACACCTCGTCGCCGGCCGGCGCTTGGATCAAGCGTGTCTACATTGCCTCCTACGAAGAGGGCGACGTCACCGGCGAGGCGCTATGGGCCGACTGGAAGCTCACCGGCCTTGGCGCTCAGCTGCTTAACGACGGCCAGTACCAGTACGACTCGGCCGAGATCGGCTTCGTGGTAATGAACGAGAGCGGCGAGAAAGTCGAGAACGTGCTGCGTTCGATGACTATGACAAACACGCCGGTGCTCTCGATCATGCCGAGCGTGCAGAACGCGAAGGACGCGCTGCGCGTCGCCGTCACTCTCTCACTGTCGGAGCTCACCCTGGCTGGCAACCCCGAGAACGCCCCGGGCTCCGACGGCGCCCCCACCGACGAGAACCCCATCAACGGCCTGCTCGCCGACTTCGCCGACTGGCACGGCAAGCTCAAGGCCGCTCTAAAGGGCACGCCCGGCAACTCCGCCGTGCACACCTCGATCAAGGCCTGCCGCGACCAGCTCGCGCAGTTCTGCGACGGCCTGAAGATGGCCGAGGCCGGCAGCGTGAACGACCAACGCGAGGCGCTCGAAGAGGCCTTGCGCAAGCAGTTCGTCTCAGGCGACAGTGGTCTCTACGTGCTCGACTTCGGCACCGGCCCCAAGTGGGTCGTGTGGCGTATCTGGGATGCCGGCCCCGGCATCGGCAGCGACGACAGGACCTTCAGGGCGGAGTACGCCGGCGACGACGGAGCCTTCGTCTTCACCACACCCATCCTGGTCGAGCAGGAGACCACCTACGTCCCTCTCAAGACCTCCGAAGGAACACCCGGCCCCACCGAGGGCCGTTCCGAGCCCGCTTCCCGGCAGCCAATCCCGACCGTGAAGGGCTCTGAAGGCCATCCCTTAACCGCAGGGGCCAGTCCCCAGAAAGGTGGTGAATCCACCATGTTGACCGTTATCCAGAAGTTGAACCTCGCAGAAGACGCCTCGGAAGCAATCGTGCTCGCCGAGGTGACCAAGCTCGTCGAGCGCGTTGAGACCGCCGAGACCAAACTCGCCGAGTCCGAGAAGGCCGCCAACGCCGCGGCCGTCAAGGTCCGTCTCGACGAGGCCCTGCGTCTCGGCGAGATCGACGCCGCTGAAGCCACTACGCTGGCCGAAAAGGAGCCCGTCGCTCGCGACGCCTTCCTCGAGGGCCGCAAGGGCGTCAAGCACGTCGACCTGACCGAGCACGGCCAGGGCGCCCGTGACGGCAAGACCGAGCTGCCGGAAGGCACCACGGTCGCCGGCGCCGACAAGGCCTACGCCGAAGCGCTGCGCACCTACATGGCCGAGCACAAGCTCACCGGCATGAAGGGTCGCGACGAAGCCCGCGAGGCCCTCAAGCGCGAACAGCCCCAGATCGTGACCGACTACGCCGCCTACCTCTCCGAGCAGCACATGGGCCAGCTTGCCCAGAGCTCGCCGAGCGGCGACGTCTGACGCACACCGAAAGAAGGTGAGCCACTGCCATGGCTAGCCAAGCACACGACCAGTTCGCCCCGCGACGCTCGTTCGTCGCCGACGCGGACATTGCCAAGCACATGCCCGTCCAGCTCTCGAGCTATACCAACAACGAGAGCCACGTCGCGCCGTTCACCAGCGGCACCTACATTGGCGTCGCCTCACGCGACTGCCAGTCCGGCGACATGGTCGACGTGATCCTCTACCGTCAGCCGACCCTCGTGATGGGCTACGTCGCCGCTTCCGGCGGCACTGCCATCACGCAGGGCGCCATCCTCACCGCAGGCGCCACCGGCTTCGCCGCCGGCCTCGCTCCCACCGGTGCCACCAACGCGATCGCGCTCGAGCCCCTGTCGTCAGGCAAGGGTTTCATCGAAGCGCTTCTCAGCTGAAAGGAGGCGAGTAGATCATGGCAACCGTAACCGTCACCAGCGACCTCGGCTATTTCCACATCAACGAGGCGCTCACGCAGTTCGCCCAGGGATACGGCCAGGACGCCGATGCCTTCATCGGCGACAAGCTCGCCCCTGTCATCCAGGTCGATGCCAAGAGCGACCAGTACTACAACGGCTTGACCGAGCATCTGCAGCTCTCGGACACCGCGCGTGCTCCGGGCTCGCTCTTCCCCCAGGTCGAGTGGGCGCTCTCAGAAGACGGCTATCTCTGCAAGAGCTTCGGCGTCGAAGTCCGCACGCCGTTCGAGATGCCCAAGAACGCCGACGCGGCGATCGCCGTCGACGAAGAGAACGTCACCCTCGCCGTCGACCGCCTCATGCTCGCCAGCGAGTACCGCATCATGAACGCGCTCAGCGCCACCGGCACGTTCGTGAACTTCCAGGCCGGCAAGACGATCACCGGATCCGGCAGCAACGTGAAGTGGACCGCGGGCACAGTCGGCGCCAACACGGCCGACCCGTACAACGACATCGAGACCGCCAAGGCCGGCGTCGTGGCCGCGACTGGTCACCTGCCCAACACGATCTGGATGAACTACAACACCTACCGCGAGCTGAAGCTCAACAGCAACATCATGAAGCGCGTCCTCTACAGCGGTGCCCTTCCCGGTGCCGTCATCACCGATGCCATCCTGGCGCAGGTCTTCGACGTCGAGAACGTCTACGTCGGCAAGGCCGTCTTCGACGCCTCGATCCCCGGCTCGGGTGCGACTCCCACCATGTCGTTCCTGTGGCCCGATGGCGTTGTCGGTGTGAGCTACGTCGACAACCGCATCGGCCCACTGCGGGCGAAGATCCTCGCTCCCATGCGCCAGTTCGTCTGGACCGCCATGGGCGGCCGCTTCGCGACCCGCAGCTACGTGTTCGATCCCGCTAACTCGAACGTCGTCCAGTGCGTGGACTACGTCGACGAGAAGGTCACCTGCGCTGGTGCTCAGGTGCTGATCACGAGCGTGATCTAGACCACCAGACAGACGGGCGGGGGTGCACTGCCATGCGCCCCCGCCCTGAGGCAGAAGGAGCCGACAAGTGGCTGCAACGGACTACCCATGTACCGTCGATGACCTGGCGACCTACCTCCCGCCGGGACAAAGCATAACCGACGACACGACGCCATCGGAGACCGCCGTTGAGGCGATGATCGTCAACGTCTCTGACGAGATCAATGGCGTGCTGCGCAGCCGCGGCTTCGACCTTCCAGTGCCCTCCTCGCTGACCTATGCGCTGTCCTTCCTCAACACATGCTGCATCTACGGCGCACTGGCGCGTTGGGCCAAAACCAAGTTTCCCTCGGACGCAGGGCCCGGAGGTTCTAAGAGCTTCGCCGAGGACTACGAGAAGAAGTACCAAGCCCTCCTGAACGCCATCGAGTTGCGCGCCCTGGGCATCCCCGATGACCCTCGCGACAACGCTATCAGCGGCTTCGAGGGTACCTCGCGGCCGTTCGTGCGCCGACAGAGTGTGTGGTGAGTCCAGCCGCCCCACAGGCAACCGTCCAGTTCGACTGGGATCCGCCGCTCAAGGAGTTCCACTTCCAGCTCTCGCGCTTTGGCGAGGGCATCAGCGACTTCTCGCCGCTCTTCGCCGAGACCGGCCAGCTCTTCAAGGCTGACATGGCGGCGCAGTTCGTCACGCAGGGCGAGACATCCGGCGACGAGTGGGCGCCGCTCTCGCCAGCCTACGCGGCGTGGAAGGCCAAGAAGTTTCCCGGCCGCACGATCGGCTGGCTGACCGGTGCGCTGATGCAGTCGATGACCGGCGGCGCCGGCTACACGGAGATCATCACACCGCTGACTGCCGAGTTCGGTGAAGCCGACGGGGCCGCGGCGACTGCCTACGCGCACTACTTCGACGAGGGCACCGACAAGATGCCGGCGCGGCCTGTGCTGCGCTTCGGTCCCGCCTGGGGCGTCGCCTTCCAGCATGCCGCCGCCACATGGGTACGCGAAGAGGCCCACCACAGTGGCCTCATTGGCGTTGGCTCCAAGACCTACACGCAGGAGCTGCCGTCGCTGTCCTACGACGAGCCCCTGCCGGTGAACTGATGCCCGGTTTCAACCAACAGCCCGGCCCGCGCATCGGCGTCGTCACCGTCCTGCAAGAGGCGCTCTACGTCGTGCAGAACAGCCTCGCCGACGAGATCGCCATCGTTAACGACTGGGCGACTGACAACGGCATCACTCAGCAGATCGCTATGCCGGCCGACGAATCGGTCTTCACCTGGATGACCTATCCCAAGTTCGTCAACTCCTACCCGGCGCTGATGCTCGTGCCCTACCAGACGCGCTCGCTGGGTCACAGCACCGCTGCCCCGCACCAAGACGAGTACACGCTCGCTCGCTCGTGGGCTGTCGACGTGCTTGAGCAGGGCTCCGACTGGGGCGACATCACAGCTCGCCTTGAGCTCTGGGAGATGGCCATCTTCGAGGTCTTCGCTGATACCGACTGCCTGCCCTGCGGTCACACGCTTTTCGAGGGCTCCGACTGGAACCAGCCGCGGATGACCGTCCGCGCCTCTGGCGACCTCCTGCAAGACCTGCCCATGGGCTTCACCACCCAGACCTACGAATACACGAATCCCACACCGAGTCCCGCGCGGGGCTCAGATTCCATCGTCTTACGAGTCACAGCCACGTCATGAGAGGAGCACGACCATGAGCCCGTTCGCCGTACCGGGGCAGGGCGTCTTCGCCACCGAGGCGGACGCTTACGCCGCAATCGCCAAGGCCCAGGCCAAGGTCAAGAAGACCAAGCCGAAGGCCGACGCAGACACGCCGGAAACCGAACCGGAGACCACGACCGACGAAGAGGTGACGCCATGACCGTGGCCATCGGACCGTACCTGCAAGCGACTCTCGAGCAGGCGCCGAACTACGAGGGCGGCGCCAACAAGCTCTCGACCTACGCCTGCTACCCTCCCGTCCAGGAGATCACCGATGACGAGGGCATGACCGACCTCGAAGAGAAGAACCTCGTGCGCGGTTTCCTGGCGCCCATGCCGCACCTTGGTGCTGCCAAGTATGAGCCTAAGATGAAGCTCGCGAAGGTTCATCCACGACCCTCGCATCTGGGGTTCATGCTCGCCTGGATGATGGGCAACGTCACCAGTGTCGCCGGCGACGGCACAAGCGCCCATGTCGACCCCAACGGTGTCGATGTGCCGGTAGGCGCTTACATGCACACCTACGTCTTTGCCTTCCAGACCGAAGCTCCCACGGCACAACTCCTCGCCTGCACCGGCAACGGTGAGCACCGTTTGATTCAGGGCGCCGGGCTCAACAAGCTTGACTTCTCCTTCGAGAACGGCGCGCTCGCCTGCGACGCTGACGGACTGGCGTTGGTCACTAAGCCGATCAGCATCGGCACCGCTCCGCTGACTACCGAGATCGCGCCGGTGCTCGACCTCGCACTGCCCTTCCGACAGGGCAACATGACCATCGCGTGGCTTTCCGGTTCTGCTCTGACACGCGCCTTCACCTTCGGCTTCAACGCCGAGCTCGAGCAGATCTGGTCGCCCGTGCACTCCAGTCTTTTCCCCACCGACTTGTGGTACAAAGCTGACTCGCTTCCATTCGTCAGTGGCAAGATCGACAAGGCTGTGGTCGCCGACGCCGACTGGGCCGCGCTCGTCGGTGGCGTGCAGTTCGCAGCTCAGATCGAGATCACCCACACGCAGTTCATTACGGGCGCCTACCCGTACGCAATGTGGGTCGACATGCCCGGCTGCGAGCTCACCAAGAACACCAAGACGGCGATCAAGGCCGAGCGTCGTCGCGAGGTGTCCTTTGACTGGGAGAGCCGCTACGACCACACCACGGGGCTGCTCGCCACCGTCACGATCGTCAACGCCACGCCCTCGTACACGACCTACCCGAGCTGAGATGCAGATCGTCACCCTGCCAAGCGGCCACAAGGCGCCCCTGGAGCCGGCTAATCTCGAGCGGCTCGTGGCCTGCGGCGGTACGATCAGCGGTCTCTGCCACGCCGTCTGGGCGCACCCTGACGTCTCCGTCGAGGGTGTGCTTTGCGCAGACGCAGCCGACGCCATGGCCGTCGCCCAGTGGGCGCTCGACCAGCTCGTCGAGTCAGATGACGTCGCGCGCCTGATCACCGTCTCGCAGTTCTCGATGCAAGCGCCCTCGGCGCGGCTGCGCATCAACAACCCCACCATGGCGCTGCGCTTCGACGAAGCCTGCCTGGTGGCCTGCAAGCGCTTCGCCGACGCGCAGGCCGAGGCCGAGAAAGACGACACCTTCAACGCTGGAGAGATCAATGCCTGACGAGATCGAGGAAACCGCCGAGACTGAGGTTGAGGTCGAGGCTGAGGAAGCCTACACGTCGGCCGAGAACTGGCCGGAAGATACAGAGATCATGGATCTCGACTTGCCGTCCGGCGCCAAGGTGCGCGTCGAGCAGCCGGCAGTCGCCTGGCTCGCCCTCACGGGTCGTGTACCCGCGCATCTGGTCGCGATTCAGAAGCACCACATGGCCGACGGCAAGAGCTGGACGTCCGAGGAGCTTGATAAGGCTCTCGACTGGCTCGTCTGCGCCTCGTTCGTGAAGCCGAAGGTCGCGCTCGGCCGCCGCCCGGGGTGCCGCGCCATCTCTACGATCAGCCTGCGCGACAAGGAGACCGTCGTGCTCGCTCTCAAGCTCCATACCTTCATCGGGGTCCTCGGGTGACCAATCGTGCTTTACAGCCCGTATTGACCCTTCGAGCTGACCGCCTCGTTGAGGAACAAGACGGTGATCTCAGTGTTGGCATTCTGCCACTGGTAGGTGCTGCCGGTCTGGCCGCCGACCGCGCTGCTCTCGGTCTGCGTTCCGGACGAGCCCATGACGTTTTGCACTTGCTCAAGGGTCATGCCGATCTGAATGGCG